TCTATCTTCAAGTTCTTTTAGTTTGACATCTATAGTTTCATTACGTCGTTGTGCATCGGATTCTATGGCAGTTCTTTTGCCATCAAACCTATCTTCTGCGTGTTGTATCAACGTTCTTACATCATTTTCTGCTGTACGTTGACTGCCTCGTATTTCTTGTTCCGTGGTTCTCGATCTCTTATCCACGTTACTTATAGCATCCATAACTTGATTTATATCCTTACGCAGTTCATTACGAATATCCCTAGCATCACCTTGAGCCGCTTGCACAAGTTCTAACGCAGTAGATATTTCTGACTGTAACAACGTATTCATATTAGTAATTTCGTTTTCTATTTTAATTTCTAAACTTTCTATCTTTTCATTTGTTACATTAACTGTTGTATTAAAGTCGCTTAATTGTTTTTGAAAGCCACTTAAATCAGGAGCTGTGTAATTTGCTATCTTATCTTCCATAGCAACCCATCGGGCATATCCTTCAAATCCTGCCCATATTGCTCCACCTATTGTACCTAGTAATGGGAATATCAATAATAGCTTACCCCCTTTTACTTTAATTCCTTTGTATTCTACTTCATTACTCATACTGGGCTCCTAGCATTTTTTCAAAGACCAAGCTATCTCTCACGCCATAATAATCTCCTAAAGGATCTTGTAGCACGGTATTTGCATATATTTCTTTTGATTCATACCAGGTAGGTTGCACTTGTGTCGGCACCTGTTGATATGTTTTAATGTCTGCACCCAGAGCATTAACCAATGCTAATGTTGTTAATTGTGCTACTGCATCATATTGACTATCAAAACTTTGCATAATCTCTTTAGCTTTTTCTTGTTTAGCTTCTTGTTTTTTTGTAGGCTTTTCATCTTCAGCTTTAGCTTCTTTTACTTCTTCTTTAGGCTCTTCAGTTTCTTCTTTGGCCTCTACTTTTTCTTCAGTTTCTGTTTTTTCTGCTACTTCTTTCTCTTCGACAGGTTCTTCTGTTTTTTCTTCAACTATTTCTTTCGGTTCTTCTTTAGGCTCGTTTACAGGCTCGTCAGACGCTGTTGTTTCTGTAGTAGGTTCTTCTTCCTTAACTTCCTCTACAGGCTCTCCTGGCTCGTTTACAGGGGACGAAATTTCTTGAGAAGGGCTTTCAGCTTCAGTTTCAGGCTCAACTACTGCTACTTCAGGTTCTGGCTGTGATTCTACTTCTACAACTTCAGGTTCCGTTGGCATAGTGTCTGGAATCTCTACCGGTTCAACATTTGTATCGGAAACTGTAGTGTTTGGAACTTCCACAATTTCTGGTAAATCCATAACTTGTTGAATATCTTCTGTTAAAGTTTCAACAGTAACTACAGGTTCGCCAACATTTAATGTAGGTGTAAATCCGGCATCATCTATTGTTTGTATTTCAATAGGCATTGCAACATCATCTAATGAGATAGTAGGTAAAGTTACAACGGGACCAAAATCATCCATAGGAAATACAGGTATATCATCAACAGGATCGCCAATAGGATCATCAACAGGATCAGGAGTAGTGTAAGATGTATCGGATATAACTGTGTTTATAGTTTCTATTATTTCATTTTGTATTAAATTATAAACTATTTCTTCAGTTACAGTTGTTGTTATTTGATTGTAGTAAACATCAAACCACACAGAATCAAACATATACTCACCATAGCCACCTATGTTTATATATAAAGAACTTAATCCACCTGCATAATCTACATTACTATTTATATGACCATAAGGTGCTAAGTAATTACCATTAGCGTTTAAAGTAAATGTTGATTTATCTACATTATAGGTATCTGTCCATTGTAAAGCTGTACCTTCATAACCTTTTAATTCTACAAAAGCTGTTTTACTTGCATCATTATACATGCTTGGTTCCATACCAAAACGCATTTCCCATCTGACTTGTCCTCCATCATCAATAGAAAACTGATTGAGGTCTACTGTTTGCCTCCAAGTTGTTAAAGAATCTAATCGTGCTGAAGCACAAGTATTACTACCTGGATAGACACCTAACTTATTATTACATGAAGTATGCGAATTGATTGAACCCTGCCCACCCCAGTCTTGATCCATATCCCCTTCGTATCTCTCAGCTACGATACCTGTTGATTCGCTACTTAATATAGCTCCTGTATTTTCATTTTCAATTACTGTAGTTGTTGTTGTAGTTGTAGTAACTTCTAAATCACCTTGCATCTCTACTTCAGAAGTAGATGTTGAGGTCGTGCCTTCATCTTGCATTTGAGCATTAGAGGAAAAGCAAAAACAAAAGAACGCTAAAAATACCCAAAGCACCTTCATCACTTACTATCTCCTCTTCTTTAACATTTTCTTTAACCCATTTATCATAGTCAGGTCTTTTCTCTGGGTTCTCAGCCCAACCTTTAGCGGCTTCTAGCCCAATTTTTCCATAAAACGGACACGGTGTACCGGCCATTTCCATACTCGCAAACACCCTTTCGTCCTGACACAACATAGCAACAGCACCAACTTTCATGCCCATAGCAAACAATGCTCTTGATAATTTAAGTCTTTCACAATTTAAATCTCTTATAGAACCACCACCGGCTAAACCTAAGATTTGTGTTTGTAACGCAGCACTAGCAGCAAAACTACAAACATCTTGATTATTAATAACTACACTAGGCGCAGAAGCGGTACCAGGAGTACGATCTACGGTCGTAGTTCCACTGACCGTGGATGAAGTAGTAGACACCGTATTTGTCTGTGCATATCCTCTACTACATAACGCAACTAAAGCTAAAAAAACAGCTACAATTAATAGTGCTAATAATTTGTTCATCATTATTCAACCCAAACTCCATATTCCATCAACTTAGCCAAACGTTCGCTTCGTGACTTTACTTGAGCTGCCCAAGCACTTGACCGCATTTGATTGGAAGCTTCTACCCAGTTTTTATCTTGTAAAGCTTGAAACATTTTAGGCCATTTGTCAGGGTTAAATCGTGTTAATCCCATATTAAATAGCATATCCAATAAGACTGCCTGACGTGTACTATCCAGTTCATGATAAATATCCCAGGATTTAGCTTCCTGTTCTACACGATCTATATCCGCATGTAACATGAACCGTGCTTCTTCTTCCGATATTCCTAAACCATCGCCTGCAACATTTCGACCAACGCCAATGGTCGGGTGTCCCTGGGCCACGTCCCCTTTACTAAGGTCTTTTCCTGTAGCATCATCGTACACTTTTAACTTCATACCTTCATGAAGGATTAACATATTAGCAAGTTTGGTACGATCTATTGGCATTATTGTATTCCTAAAACTTTATCAATTTCAACATCACGTAATGCCGTGCGAGCACGGTTTGCTAAACTCATGTCACTATCTGTATCGGTAACATTTTGTTGAATAAAGTCACCTGCAGGGCTATCCATTACGGTATCGGTAATTGTTTGTGTAGCTTCTTGAACTTGCGGATTAGCCGCTACATTACTAATTTGTTCTGCTCCAAAGTTATATAAATTTTCACCTGTTTCACTTGTGCTTCTCATAGCTGTGTTACGAATTTCTCTATTTATAAGATCTAAAATTTCAGGAGGAAACATATCTCTAGTAAAATATCCATCACCAGTGTTTACGCCTAATTGTCTTCCTTTTATAGCTATTCGCGCACTAGCTTGAGAACTTGTCATCCATTTTAAAAACGCAGGATTACGTAGTAAACGAGAAAACGTTACCATAACACCCACAGTTCCTAAAAGAGTTAAAGGAGTTGCAAAAAACGCAGCCGCTGCACCTAACACAAAAGTAGCTGGGGCTAAACCTGCTTTGCCTTTAAAAGTACGATTAGATACTTTAAGACTTTGGTCGGCGAGTTTTTCTAAATTTTTAATTATACCCTTACCTGTTGCTAAATTTCCATTTCCTAAGATAAGAGCTAAACCATCATTTTTATTCATTGCTTGTAATGCTTTACCCATGTTTTGTCCAAAAGATCCAGAAGCTATAGAATCTACGGTCATAGAACCGTCAGGAAAAGAATTTTTTAAAAGTCTTGTCATAGCTACGTCCTTTAAACCTTCTTGAGCATCAAACACTGTGTTTTTTACTTGATTTTTTATAGTAGCAATTTCTGGTGCGGAAAGATTTCTTCCTGCAATAGCAGCGTCTTCTAAAGATTTTATTACACCCGCTAAAGACTCTGGTTTATTAAGTATACCAGTTAACAATGCATCTGCATCTGTAATGCTTTGAGATCGAATACTATTAAGGACAGCATTTTCTCCTATTTCATCAGCTTGTTTTATAGCGTCTTCTAAATTTTTTACTTTTTCTCTGACGGTAGTAAAACCTATTTGGTTTTTATTTAAAGCGTTAATTAAAACTTCATCATTTTGGTTGTATAAAAAAGCGTTGTTCATAATGTTATCAAGTTCTTTAGTGTTTTTTCCAAACAAAGTTTTTTGAATAGGTTTGCCTAAAGCCTCATATTTATCAGCAAATTTTACTATATCGAATTTTCCTTTAGTTCGTGAAGTGTTTACAGCTTCTTTCATCCACGTATTACCTAAAAGACGAGCTACGTTTTTACGAGCATCATTAGAAGCACGCAATTCTACATCTCTACTAAAAGCCATAACTTTTTCTAATTGACTTTCTACTATTGATTGAAAATTAGATGATTGCATTGATTTAGGGTTTAAAATTTTAGGATCAAAAGGTTCAATAATTTTAATATTATTTGCTGCTAATATATCATTGAATCCAGAATAATTTTTATTAGTAATAGCATTAGATAAATCATCTATAACAGGACGCGTTAATTTTTGTGTTTCTTTAGAAAGTATAGATCCTGCTTCTGGTAAAACAACAGCTTTTAAATAATTATTTAATAATTCTGGTCTGTTAGGTTGAATAA